CGTTGAACTCGTTTGCACCACAATGAATGTAACGCCGAAAAACCTTATCCATCTCAAAAGAGCGCAAAGGCCATTTTATGCCAGGATGATAATTATCTATTTGTTAAAAAATTACTCCTCATGTACTGAGGGTTGCAGACTTGCTGAACTTCTTTCGATGAACCAGTCAAATACAATAGCCGCTTACAAATCAATACTTCGCATGAAATCAAAAGAAAAGAATACCAAACTTGAAGAGAAGGTTTTGTATTACCTGGACGAATGCGAATTATTTTTACTCCACAATTACAATTAACGCAATTAGTGACTAACTTTGCAACATGGCAGCACCGAAAAACAACCTTAACGCTGAAAAATGGGATTTAAAACAATCAAGTGAAATATTTGATAAGGCTATTGAATTATCCGAAGGTGAAAAATATGACTTCATAGGCGAAATTGCTAAAGTGCTAAAAATACCACGCCACACATTTACGTATTTAGTTGATAAGTTTCCGGAGTTAAAACATAAACATGATTTGATTATTAGCAATTTAGAATCCAATTGTTTTAGCCACATTAAAAACGAATCAATAAATGTAGCCGCCGGGATAATCAATTTAAAGTCTAATCACAAATGGACTGACAGGCAACAGGTAGATACCAGCATATCACTAAACGATGAAACACTGAAAGGCGTTAAAACATTCATGCAAATGATTACCGATGAACCTGAATGATATATTAACGAAACGGCAACGCATAGCCCTTAAAAGGTTGTATTCAAATGATACAGCCTTTTTGCTTTATGGTGGTGGGGCTGGTGGAGGTAAGACCTGGATTGGATGCTTTTGGCTTTATACTGTTTGTGTCAGCTATCCGAAAACCCGCTGGTTCATTGGCCGTGATTCGCTAAAGGATACCCGTGAATCAGTTTTGATCACATGGTCAAAGGTTACAACAAAGTACAATTTTACCGGTTGGAAGTATGGCGACAATGAAATCCAGTTCGATAATGGTTCATCTATTTCATTTTTAGATTTATCATTTTACCCGGTCAAAGACCCGTTTTTTGAAAGGTTAGGATCAAAAGAATATACAGGTGGATGGATTGAAGAGGCCGGGGAGGTTAAGTATGATGCTTTTGATGTGCTTAAATCAAGAGTAGGCCGTCACATGAATAGCGAATACAATCTGAACGGGAAAATACTAATAACAGCAAACCCGAAAAAAGGATGGCTATACAATGAATTTTACAAGCCAGCGCAATCGAATACACTTGACAACGGTTATGTTTTTATTCAGGCGCTCCATACTGACAATGATAAACTACCCGAAGCTGCTGTTAACTCCTTGCACCGGATTACAGATGTTGTAAAGAGGCAACGGCTTTTGATGGGGGATTGGGATTACGATGATGATGAAAACAGCTTAATACCTTACAACAAAATTACTGACTGCTTTACTAACTCTTTTGTCGAGGAAGGCGTTAATTATATAAGTTCTGATGTCGCAATAACAAATGACTTGTTTGTAAATATTGTTTGGTCTGGTATGCGAATAATTGAAATATCCGCAATTAAAAACATTAGCAAACAAATCGGTTCTATTGTGGATGACAAAGTAATAACGCACACAGACTTCACCCCGCTACTGGCAGAATATGAACGACTTTGCTTAAAATATAAAATACCTCGATCAAATATTGTTTATGATGCTGACGGTATCGGACATAAACTGCGTACATTATTGGCCGGGGCTGTCCCTTTGAACAACGGATCACCGGCAATACATTCAGGCGAATACTTCAACCTGAAATCAGAACTTTATTATTTGTTCGCTGAAATGGTAAACAGCAATGAAATTTACATATCTGCACCACTTACCACTGATTTACGTGATAGACTTGTTAGCGAAATGCAGGCTATCAGGCGCACAAGCTCAGAGGGCGAAAAGCTGAGAATAATGCCAAAGTCCGAAGTAAAGCAGATACTCGGACATTCTCCCGACCTTACAGATGCTATTGTTTACCGCCTTTTATTCTGGTTAACACGCAAAAAATAAACACGTTTCAAATTGATACAAAATAATTATTTTGATATGCTGTGTATCAAATTGAGATAATTAATTTAACTTTGCGTTGTTATTAATTTTCGTGATGGGTTTATTCAGCAAAAAACAAACGTCTTTAAAAACTATTAACACGGGTTTTACATGGCCGTTAATGAGCGAAGCACCTATATCATTTTCATATTATAACCCTAAATTTGACAAGCATTATAATTCCCAGATATTAGCAGAACTTTACAATAAAGTCGGGGCTGTTAATGCAATCATAAACTATATATCTTCCCGGTGTGCTGAATTACCGATTAACCACGTTCGTTATTTATCCAACGGTAAAAAGAAAATACTGGGCGAAACAAAACAACTAAATCGGCTGCAAAACCCAAACGATCAACAAACGCAAAACACATATTTAGAATCAATCTATCAAAATATTTTGATTCATGGCAATAGCCCTGTATGGATGTTTAACGTGCCAGGATTTGAAGAACCGCAAAGAATTGAAATACTACCTTCAGAAAAAGTATTTATTATCCCTGAAAAGTCGCAGGACTTAACAGGTACACCGGCCAACGGGCAAGACCCACGATATAATCCGATTAAATCGTACAAACTGTATATCAATGGCAGGTATATTGACATACCAATTGAAGAAATAATTTACATAAAAAGGTCAAACCCCAACCGAACCGGGGCTGATTGGTATTATGGCATGTCGCCGCTTTACGCTGCAACTCGTAACATTGACATTCTTTCAGGTCTTTACGATACCATTAACACAGTTACTCAATACAAAGGCGCACTCGGTTTTATAAAAAAGATTACCAGGTCTGGACAAGTAGACCCGATGATGGATCCGGCAGAAAAAGCACTAACAGAAGAAAAACTGTTAAGTTATGGCACAAAGGCCGGACAAAAATCTGTTTTTGTAACTCCTTACGATTTACAGTGGGTTCGGATGGATTCACCTATTAGCGACTTTCTGCCTGTGCAAATGGATGAAAAGCAGTTTGGTCACTTATGTAATCAATTTGCCTTAGCTGATGTTTTGCTTAATTCAAAGCTGGCCAGCACTTACAACAACGTGAAAGAGGCTGAAATAAAATCCTATCAAAACTGTTTCATGCCTTTGGTGCAAAATGTTTTGAATGCTCACTCTGTTGGTTTTGGAATGGCAGAACGTAACGAATGGTTTGAAGCTGATTATTCAGGTGTTGCCTGTTTGCAGGAAGATGAAAAACTGAAATATGAAGCGGCAGATACCAAACGTCAATATTTCCAAAACCTATACGATGCAGGTTTAATCACAAAAAATCAAATCCTTTCAGGGTTGGATATGCCAGAGAATGCAGACCCATCATTTAACGAATTGAAAGATGACACAGAAACTAACACCGGAGGAAATCAGGAAACTGAAACAGGAACGGGACAAGATAATCAAGACGAAACAAACGATTAAAAAATGATACAGATACCTGAATTTAACGATAATGAAACTAAGTTTGCCTGGTTAAGGGCGAATAAAACGTTTCTTATGGCCGCTAAAAAGTCAGCGATCAAATATGCCGATGCTGTCTTTTCATGTGCTATTCAGTTTTCAGAATCCGGGATCGTATCAAAAGCCGAAGCAAGGCCGGAACTGTTAGACCTTGATTCTTTCCCGGTTAAGGTGGTTATAAACACAACTAATATTTTTGATTCTCATTATGATGTTCACATACCCGGACTTTGGAAAAAGACGCTTGCAGAAAAAAAACCGCTTTACCATTTGCAGGAACATAAAATGTCCTTTGATCACATAATAAGCGACAAGGTAAAAGCATATACAAAGCAATTAACTTTTGCAGATTTGGGATATGATTTTGCTGGTGTTACCGAGGCGTTGATTTTTGATTCTCAAATTGAGAAAGACCGTAATTCATATATGGCCGAACAATATGCAAAGGGGAGGGTAACAAATCATTCAGTAGGGATGCAATATGTAAAACTGGAATTTGCCATTAATTCAGAATCAAAATACGATCAGGAAGAAAAAGCAGTTTGGGACAAATACATTGACCAGGTTGCAAACCGTTCCGAAGTTGAAGCAAATGGATATTTCTGGGCAGTTACCGAAGCCAAACTTATTGAAGGTTCAGCCGTGCCAATTGGTTCAAACTTTGTAACTCCGACAATTCAAATAGGAAAAGAAACAGCACTCGATAGCAGCCGGGAAACCACTGTAACAGAGCCGCAAATAAACGTTTCAGAAATAGTAAACCACATCAAAAACATTAAACTTTAAAAACATGAATACCGAAGAAACAAAAACTATCATGGATGCGCTCGATGAAAAGTTGAGCAAAGCAGCCACTAAAGCCGACATTGATGCTATCCGGGCTGAGTTTAAAACTCAGGTAGAAGGAATTGAAAAGGGAGTATCTGCCGATGAACTTTCAGCACTAAAAGCTGATATTGAAAACAAGCTGGTGAAACAGTGGGAAGAAGTTACCAAACTCACTGCAAAAGAATCAAAGCCAGTTGTCAAACGTTCTTTCCGTGATGCAATCAAAGAAACGATCATGCAATCAGAAAACGTTGAAAAGTACACCGATGCAGCCGGTAATGATCGTTACAGGATTAAAGGACTTCACAGCCCGAAAGCTGAAGTAGAGTTCAAAATTGCAGTTGACATGAACACCGCCAATGCTGTTCGCCCTGGGGGTTCTCCTGGTATGTCTATTGGTTCACTTACCGATTACGGAATGCCTGTTCAGCAATTGCCCGTTACCCTTGATACTCACTTTATCGGGGCTTTCAGTTCACAGTCAACCACTGAAAAATACTTCGGGGTAATCGTTGAAGGAACTGAAACAAACGGAGCTGATGTAAAGGCCGAAACCGCTGCCGCCGGTGATAGCTCATATCTGTTTAGCACAAAAGAATTTAAAGTGTTCGATTTTGCAGTAAAATTCAGGGTACACCAGAATACACTGGACGACCTCGACAACGTGATGAGCCGGATTGAAACTATTGGAGTTGATAGACTTCTTTCAAAGATAGATTACTATGTTTTGGGTTCTGCAGGTGATAACGCTGCAACTCCTTACGGTATCTTGAACGCTGGTTATTTTACAGCATACGATACCACTTTGCGCCAGGGAGAAGTTATTACCGCCAACATTGTGAACGTTATTAAAAATGGTGTTTTGCAGGCAAGGAAACTTAATCGCAAAGTTGATAC